ACCAGGACTGCATCACGAATGAGCGTGACCGGTTGAACCGGCCCACCACTTGACAACCCAGCGTAGAGCTGAGTCATGTTCGTGAGTTGCCCATCTGCAGACCCGTATAAAGCAGTTGCTAGCTGAATTAAAGGAGAGTATTTAGAGAGTTTCACCCTTTTGAGGATCGGCCTCCAAACCCGAAGATACCGAATCGAGTTTCGCTCGACGGCATCCCATGTGGACTCGTGGTCGTGTATCACGAGATCTCCTAGAATCTCAGGCCCTCGGCACCTCCGTATAGAGCTAGGCACAAAACCCAGCGCACGGCGGCGACAACGGTCGAAACGGTGAGATCCCAGTTGAAGGGAGGCTCGCCGCAAACCGTTGATAACAGAAATCCATTCATTGGGGGCACTCGGCACCTTGTCCATGTAAAAACTACGGACCGGATAGCCGAGAAAGAAGTCGCCTCCGCATGATTCTCTGAATGGACCCGAGGAGAAGCTTTTGCGCACGTTGGGTGTAAATCCAAAGTAGCGCAAAGCCGCAACAACATCCGCGGCCTTCGATGAGGGGTATAGAATATCATCCCCGTAAACGTACACGTCTTCCCCAATTCGCCCTTCTGAAGCGACCGATGTTATGGCCGCAAAGAGGAGCGTTTCGAGTTCGAACGTGAAACCGTTGCCCATCGAAGAGAACTTCTGCAATGCGACCCACTTCCCGTTGATCCGGGTACGTGGGCTACGCAAAGCGCTTAGCAGCTCGAACCAGTCATCCGGCAAAAGGAGCCGGACTAAGGTCAGAGCCACTGTGTCGCTAGCGGACGACAAATCCAAAGTCGCAATTTCCCCGCTACGGGAACCCACCTGAGCCAAGGCTCGGTGGAGGTCTTGACCGGTATTCAGGTCAATCCCAAAGCGCTTTAACCGACGACGTATACACTTACCTAAGGAGAGTTGTAACGAAACATTCACCCCAGGCTCTATGCATATGCCTCGATCCTTTGTGGCGTCTTTCGGCACCGTCGTGAAACGGTTGCCAGGGACTACACGGTGGCAGGATTTGTCAGAAGCCAAGAGGGCCCGCCCCCATGCGGTGTTGTACACGTATGGGAGAAGATCCACGGCCTCCGGTGTTACAGAAGGTTGAATAGTCATTTTATCCGCCACAGTCAAGCTTGCGGCGAACGGGTGACCTTTTGACTCGAATATGGCCCCAGGGCCAAACTTGACATCGAGCCGCTCAGGGAGCGGACCCAATATCTTTGCAACAAGCCTTTTCACCTTCTCCACGAACGGGATGAGGCGTATCGTCGTGGCATCAAAGCCATAATTTTCAACGAAAACTTGGAGCCGTTTGTTAGTCTGGTAACACTGCTTCTCAGCAGACCAGAACCCTGTCACAGCGACAGCCTTACGATCGACCTTCGCCGGGAGGCTAGGGTATTTTCGCAAGAGCTCAATAGCTTGAGCATCCCTGAGGTACCGATCGGCACCCAGAGAACTATCGATGTAATTGGCTGGGTCAGCCCTCATTGTGAGGAACTGGTCCCATTCTCCATACTTCTGCCGGAGGTAAACCCCCAGAGAGATCGGAGTATCGAGGTCAGCGTATAACGCGCGCGACATGTCGACAACTTGCTTGTCCAACATATGAAACCTCCTACGTCGTAGAACACCTCCGTTACCGGAGGAGAATCGCCCCTAGTTACTGAGGGGCATACCCTGTCTTGAAG